TCTGTGAACAACAGAATCTAATGTACTAGTATTCCATACTGTAACAAATCCCGAACTTGTATTAACTGCGGTATCTGTACCTGCTGTAATTGTAAACACACCGGAAAAGTTGCCTAATGTTAAAACAGGACTATTGTCGCTATACATCGCGCCAGCATATAAATTTCCTGCTACGCCCATGCCGCCGTCAACAATTACTGCGCCAGTATTAGTTCCTGTGCTATTAGTAGTGTTCCAGAATATTGTGTTTCCGCCAACATTTAAGTTTTCACCAACGCCAACACCGCCGGCTACAACCAACGCTCCTGAATTTGTACTTGTACTATTTGTTGGAGAACCTAGATATAATTCATTAGAGTAGAATAATGTTCCACCAATGTAAACATCTTTTCCAATTCCAACACCGCCTTCAACTACAATAGAACCTGTTTGAGTATTAAACGCATTTGATGTGTTGGCAAATGTTATAATATCAGTTGTTGTGGCTCCACGATCAGTAATAGATTGTAGTGTACTTGTATTCCAAATACTTACAATACCGTGACTGGTTGTAATAGCAGTATCTGTTCCAGCAATTAAATTAGTAACCGCAAACTGAGCAATCGTAGAGGTTGTAATAATTTGTGCGTTAGCAACAAAAGAAATATTGTTTACATATAGACTTCCGCCGATGCCAACACCACCTTGTACTACTAGAGCGCCAGTGGTATAGTTAGAACTAGGAGTTTGATTGTTTATAGAAACTGCTTGGTCGGTAGTTGCTCCTCGTTTTGTAACAGATTCTAATGTACTTGTGTCCCAAACTACAATATTGCCAGTTGATGTAGAAACTTGTGTGTCTGTTCCGGCGGTTAATGTAGTTACACCTAAGTTAGTAATTGTTACACTACCTGTAGATGTTGAAATTCCGATAAATGTACTGCTATTGATGTTAGTAACACCGAGGTTAGTAATTGTTACTGAACCAGTATTTTGACTTACTCCAATAAATTGTGAACCAAAGTTTTGTTGTACGCCTAAGTTAGTAATTGTTACAGTACCTGTAGATGTACTTACACCGATAAATGGACCAGCAAGGGTAGCAGTTACACCTAAGTTATCAATTTGGAATGTTGTATATGTTCCATAACTTGAAACATTTTCTAATCCAATTGAATTTCCAGCAACTGGAACAACTGCTGTTACAACTCGATTGTTGTTATCAAATAATCTGTTGGCAAAAATATCATAAGAAATATACAAATTATCGTAACCGTGAATGTTACCTTGTACATTTAATCCTTCGCCAACATTTACATTTCCGCCAAAGCCTGCTCCACCAAATACAATCAATGCTCCAGAAGTATTGCTAACTGAGTCGGTGTTATTTGTAAGTGTAATTATTTGGTTAGTAGTATTTCCTCTGCTTGTTACAGTTTGTAATGTACTTGTATTCCATACAGTAACAACACCTGTAGAACTACTTACGGCAGTATCTGTACCAGCATATAAATTAGTTACACCATATGAACCAATTGTACCTGTTGTAACAATCGCAAAATTATTAATATAACCTGTACCGCCAACATATAAATTACCACCAATACCAACTCCGCCGGCTACTTGAAGAGCACCAGTACTAGTTGATGTTGCTGAAGCCACAGAAGTAACAGTTAGAGTATTAGTTACGTTAATACCGCCACTACTTACCCAATTATTAACTCCGTCATATAACCAAGTAATATCACCAGCGCCTGGACCAACAACAATACCGGCGCCTGTTGCTAAAATTGGAAGGCTTGCGGCAGTAGATAAGTTTAGAGTTTTATCACCTGTGGCAATTTGATTTGTGTTTACAACAGTTTGAGTACCGTCAACATATAAATTACCAGCAATATAAGCATCTGAACCAAATCGAGCAACTCCTACAATATTTGATCCGCCTGCTACATATAAAGCAGATGAACCTGTATTTGTAATTGAAATAGCCTGATTAGTTGTAGCACCTCGTTCTGTAACTGTTTCTAATGTTGAAGTGTTCCATACAGTAACTACTCCAGTGGCTGTGCTTACGGCAGTATCTGTACCTGCTACTAGAGAAGTAACAACGTAAGGAGCATCATTTGCTGTTGTTAAAATCAATCCACCGCCGACATATGAAGGATCGTTAACATATAATGCTCCTCCTATATATGTGTCTTGGTCGATACTTGCTCCGCCAACAACTTGGAAGGCTCCTGTTCCAGTACCATATGAATTAGCACTACCATTTACTAGTAATTCAGCACCAACTGTGGCAATATTACCAACTGTTAAATTCTGTCCAGAAATTATATCTTTAGATACAGTTAACGTGTTTAGAATTGTAATTGCGTTAGTTGTTGAATTACCTCTGCTTGTTACAGTTTGTAATGTTGAAGTGTTCCAAACATAAACTACACCTGTTTGTGTGTTTACAGCGGTATCAGTTCCGGCATACAGCGCAGTTACACCAAAATTACCAATAGTAGCAGTTGTTAGTACTCGAGCATTTTGATCATATACCGCAAAGGCATAGATATTCTTTTGAACACCTAATCCGCCATCGATGACTACAGCACCGGTTGTTGTACTTGTGCTATTTGTTGTATTAACTACAGTAGTCAAGCCGTCAATAAACACATCATTAAATGTTGATGTTTGACTAACTGTTAAATTAGTTGCGGATAAAACACCTGTTTCAAATTCTGAAGTAACATTTAATGTAGTAAATGTTGCGGTATTTGCTTCAATTGTTTGTGCTGAAACATCGGTAGATGTTATTTCTGTTGCTAAAATATTATTAGCATAAATTGTTCCGGTTGAAATTTCATCAATAACTGTTAGAGTATTGATGATATTAATTGCGTTTGTAGTTGTAGCACCGCGACCAGAAACAGATTGTAAAGTAGAAGTGTCTGTAATAGTTACACTAGCCGTAGCAGTTGTTGGATCTACACCAATATCTGCTCCGCCAAAAATTTGTGTGATTACACGGAATCCATTATCAAATAATTGTCCGCCAAACACATGTCCGCCAACATCTATATCTGTTGTTACTGTTAATGTGTTTTCAATTGTAATTGTAGCAGTTGTTGTATTGCCTCGTTGAGCAACAGTATCTAATGTGCTAGTATTCCAAATTGTAACAATGCCAGTAGAACTGCTTACAGCAGTATCGGTACCTGCTTGTAATGATGAAACACCAAAATTACCAATAGTAGCAGTTGTAAGTACTTGCGCACCTAATGCATACATTGCTCCAGCATATAAATCACCGCCAACACCAACGCCACCGTCAACTACTAGAGCACCAGTAGTTGTTGAATATGCTTGTGCTGTACTTAAAACGTTAATAGCACCGTAATTAGTTAATGTTCCTACAACATTTAATGCCCCAGCGTTAACTAATGTTCCACCTACTTGTAAATTTCCACCAATACCAACACCGCCAGTAACAACTAATGCGCCTGTAAGAGTCGATGTTGTATCTTGCGGAGATAAAATATTTTGTGTACCGTCAACTACGCTGTCGCCACCAACAATACTATTGCCACCAATAACGGTATTGCCAAAAATTGATGCGGCACCTTTGATAGTTACGTTTTGTCCAATACCAACACCACCGGCAACAACTAACGCACCAGAATTTGTGCTTGTGTTAACGGTAGCATTGTTAATAATGATTCTTTGATCGGTAGTGTTACCTCGACTTGAAACACTTTCAAGAGTTGAGATATCCCAAATAACAACTTGTCCGGTTGAACTACTTACTGCGGTATCTGTACCAGCAGATATAGAACTTACGCCATAGTTACCAATAGTTGCAGTTGTAAGAATTTGTGCGCCCTGTACAAAACTTGCGCTACCTGCGTTAATTGCGCCAACAACACCTAGTCCACCGTTGACAACAACTGCGCCAGTGATAGGAGAAATTGAACTTGTTGTATTAAGAACTCTTAAAGTACCGTCAATGATTTCTCCACCATATAGGTAGAAACTTCCTGTAACATTTAAATCTTGTCCAACATAAATGTCTTGACTTACAGTTAGTGTGTTTAGTATACTAATAGCGTTGGTGGTTGTTGCTCCTCTATTAGTTAAACTTTGTAATGTTGCTGTACTCCAAATTACAACAGGACCACTAGTTGAACTAACTGCGGTATCTGTGCCTGCTACTAGATTAGTAACAGCAAATTCTGGAATTGTTGCTACTGTAATAATTTGTGCGCCACTAATAAAACTAGTGTTCGCAACATTTAAAAAGCCATTTACCTGTAAATTTTGACCAACTATTGCTCCGCCAGTAACAGTAAATGCGTTACTTAAAGTTGAGGCAACAATTAAATTCTGTCCAATGTAACCTCCACCGGTTACCATTAAAGGAGCATTGTATATTCCAAAAGCACCGCTTGGATCTGTTAGCGTTAAATCAGGAGCAAAAATTCCTTGTCCAAATGCCGCGCCACCAGAAACATTCAACGCTTCACTTGAGGTGTTACCGATATATACAGTTCCAGAAACACCTAATCCACCATTTAATAATTCTACGGCATTTCCTGTTACTGCTTGATAATTTGAAAGTGTAGAATCGAATATTGCGGTATTACCGTATAGATTTCCGCCAAGACCAATACCGCCCTTGACTGTTAATGCGCCAGTAGTTGTGCTAACAGAATTGTTTGTACTCCAGATACTTGCTGTAGTTTCTGCTATTAGATATCCGCCAATGTAAACATTGCCAGTAATACCAGCACCGCCACCTTCTGTAATAATTAACGCACCACTAGTGGTACTTGTAGAATTAGTATTGGTGTTAATTGTTATGGTACCAGAGAAAAACTGTGTACCTGTAAATTGTGTAGCACGAGTAACAACTTCGGCATTGTCAATGTACAATGGGCCATACATATTACCGCCACCTTGTACAAATAAACTACCAGCAATACCTACTCCACCCATTACAGTTAGAGCATTTTGGCTTGATGTATTTGCGTTCTCAGTTGTGTCACCGATATAAACAGTACCACTTGTTATGTAAAGTGCTTTACTGTCTTCTACAGTTGTACCGTCTATTGATATCGGAGGACCTTGAATCCACAAACTTACCGCAGTAGTAATTGATGTTACACTTGTTGCGCTGAATAATGTTTGACCTATGTAATTTGCTACACTTAAGGCAATAGATCCGGAACTAGAATTGTCAACTACAGAAATATTACCTAAACTAAATCCGTATCCTGTTGTTGTATTAATTGAAGTCGTTACACTAGGATTTTGACGAGCAATGATTGTTCCTGCGGCATTAATATTGCCACCAATACCGGCTCCGCCGCCGACTTGTAAAGAACCACTTGTTAAAGATGTTGAATCAGCAGTGCTCTGCGCTACTATTCCACCTTTTACAATAAAGTATTGGTTCTGTGATATTGCCATCTTCTAATCCTTAAATAGTTATACTCTGTCTTAATACTTTGATTGTCTTTTGTGTCAAAGCACTATTTGGAGTGAATAACAAGCGAACAAGACCATTTCCGCCAACATTATAATCAACGTCAAATGTTCCTCGCTCTCCTTGAGTGGTAACGATACCGTATTGTGAAAGATATGTTTGTCCGATATTATCAATTAAAATCATAAGTTCTACAACGTGAAATGCAGCATATGGTCCTACGCCGTCAGCAATTTGGACAAACTCTTTAGTTGTTCTATAATTAGATAACGGAAAACTATCAATAACTGTTTGTGTTGTGCCAGTATTTATTATCGTAACTCTTGTGGAGATTTGAGAATCGTTTAATGCTACGCTTCCTGCTACTTGTAGTTTATCAACACCGTTATCGTATTGATCTCCTACTAATAAATTACCTGTTGCTTTAGATACGACTAGACGGTATGTAGAATGTATATCATCATAAAGTGTTAAACTACCTTCGTCGATACTACCACCAGCAGTACCGCTACGGTTATAACCGCCTACATCCCATGTATAACTTTGTCCATTTGTTGCTGTATTTTCCATACGGAAAAATACATGTCCAGTAGCGTCTGGGCTTTCTAATGTAATACTTTGGCCAACATACAAGGCGCCACCAATACCTACTCCGCCTTCAACAACTACAGCACCAGTATAGGTATTAAATGCTTGAGCAGGATTGTTTACAGTAAATTGGCTTGTAATTGTTCCGCCATTCCAATAAATGTTGTTTAGCGGAACGCCGTCTGAATAATAATGATTTGCGTAGACATCACCACCTACACCTAACCCGCCTGCGATAGTTACCGCACCAGTTAGTGAACTTGTTGCGGATGTTAATGATCCAACAACAATATTTCCACCAATTCCAACACCACCAGCAACACTTAATGCGCCAGTTGTTGTACTAACCGCGGTCTGAGTACCTGTTACTCTAATTTGTTGAGCAGTAAAACTACCTTGGGCACTTGTAAAATATAAATTACCACCTAAATACAAGTCTTGACCAATGCCAACACCACCTGCTACAGTTAACGCACCGCTATTTGTAGATGTCGAATTAACTGTTGATAAGACTGCTAAATTTGTAAAAGAACCTGCCGCCGCAATATTCAAACCAATTGGACTGTTATCCAGAGATTTATTTGTTACTGCTTGTGGCAATGAATCAGCAACGAATTGATACCAGTAGATTGGATCAACACCTAAGGTCTGACCTTTCTTAAATGTAGTAAAGAAGTAACGTCCACCATATGTAATACCGTCTGAAGCGTTAACAATGGCACCTGCTAGAGCAGTTCCAGTGTTGGCATCAGTAGCACGTAACCATACTCCGTTTGTAGAAGTAGAATTTGTTGCGGTACTAATAACATAAAAGATACCGTTCATTGTTGGATCGGTTTCTGCTCGTACTAGAACACGATCAGCAACAACAAGTTGGATTCCGTCAACGGCAAACGGAGCATTTAATGGGTCAACTGAATTAGTAGTCGCCGCACGAACTGGAATTTTTAAGTTTGTTGTCAAACTTGGAATGTTTACAGGACCGTTAATTGTAACAGTACCAGTTCCGGTCGGATTAATAGTAATATTACCGTCAGGTGTCTGGCTAGTAATAACACCATTTAAGAAACTTAAATTACCTAAACTATTTGTAAATGTACTAATACCATTTACAACAACAAGTGTATAACCTGTGCTTGTAGTAGGGCTGTTACCTAATTGATATTGAACCTGACTAGGATTACTATAACCAGAAGGAGATGACGGGTTTTTACTTGAGCCGCTTAATAGACCTAATGACATATCTTATTGTCCTCCAACGACTAAAATAAACGGTGTCATTTCAGCGTATAATGATTTCTGGAATGTTCTACCATACAATACACCAGTTGCCTGACTAATTACCAATCCTGTACCAATTCGGAAGTCACCGTTTTGGTCAGTTGATGTAAAGAATACCTTACCGTTATTCAATTGAACAGTTTCATGACTTTGTATAGGATCCTTACGTCCGATTTGAGGCAATGCGCTATAGTTTGGTCCTGAACCAATATATTCAAATAAGTATCCAGATGCTGATTGATAACTTCTTTGATAGAAATTAACAGTTGTTCCGTCTATGAATAGTAACGGATTTGTTGGTGCTTCCTCGAGGTTGACAATGTGATACCTACCTTGACGAGCATAATATCCGTTTCCTACATTAACGCTTCTATAATTACCTGGGAATAATTGATCAAATACTACTGCGTCAATAATGCTACCAACATCTCGATAACACTTATTTCTGTTATATGAGAAATTAACAAAAGTTTTATTGATATAGGCAATAGTTTCTGCTACAATAAACGCTCTATTTGCTTCTAATAAGTTATAGGCTTTGGTTGCGTTTGGATCTGAACTAGCAACCAATGGAATGGATGTTTTACTTGGAGCAACACCCGGACCATTGTTAATGATATTAGTAATTAATTCAATATTTGTATTGATTGAATTAGCCATTGCTGTTGAAGTTGTGCCAGGTAAGTTAGTTACTTGAACAGTTCCAGTTTGATAAACGCTGGTCACGGTGTTTGCTGTAATAACTTTTGCCATTAAGCCACTGATAAAATTGTAAGCCGCAGTAGTCTGTGGCATTTCGCCCGGAATTGCGCTACTATTACCGTCAAAATTATAGTAGTAAGTTCCTGCTTGAATTGCTTGTCTATTACCGCCATGTAGTAAATCAAATGATACGCTGTCAAGCATATAACCTACATCACGGAAACATGTTGCTTGATCGTATTGGAATCCGCTGTACGTAGCATTTACATAAGCAATAACTTCTTCAACAATAAATTCTTTGTTTAGTTCTAATAAATTAGCAGAATTAATTACATTAGGATCAGTGCTTGCTGTTAATCCAATTGGAGTTTTTGCTATTGCCACGCTAGGACCATTATTAATAATATTTGTAATCAACGCAACATTTGAACTAATAGCAGTTGCCTGAGCAGTTGTGCCAATATTTGTCGACAACACTTGTTTTGTATGATTTTGATATGTGTTTGTTACCAACTGACCTGTAATAATTTGAGGAATAATAGCGTTCATTCTATCATAGGCTGCGGTTGTAAGAGTTTGTTCATCTTCAATTACACTTATATCTCCATCATAGGCATAATAAGCAACACCTGATTGAATTGCTTGTCTATTACCGCCATATAATAAGTCAAATGACACACTATTGATCATGTAGCCTACGTCTCTATAGCAAGTATCACTGTTATAAGTAAATCCTGCTGTCTTAGTATCTTCAATAAAGGCAATTGCCTCTGCTTGTAGATAAGCAACGTTAGCCTGTAGTAACGCATAAGCATTTTGAACATTTGTATTTGTGCTGGCTGTTAGACTATTTGGAACAATAGCATCAGTTACTCCGGCAACACCGTTGATTAAAATGTTTGTAATAACAGTAAAATCTGCCGCAATCAAATCTGCTTCTGCTTGAGTAGCAAGTGGGTAGTTTGTTTGTTGAGCAATTAAAGATTGGAATCTGTCACCAGTAGTATCGCCTAACACAACTTTTTGTGCCAATGAACTAATGTAGTTAACTGCGTTGGTTGTAGTAGTAATTTCACTAGCAATAGATCCTGTATAACCTAAATCTTGACTCCAGTATTGTAATCCCGCAAAATTACTTTGACTAGAACCGTCAAATAATAAATCTTGTGCCAGAGCATCGACAATTAATCTTGTATCTCGGCGGCAAGTATCTCTATTGTAATATGGACCTGAAGCAAATTCTTGATCAATATAGGCAATAACTTCTGCTTTGATAAATTCTTTATTCTTTAACAATAAACTATAAGCACTCAATGTTGATGTGCTAGTGCTTGCCACTTGTCCAATAGGCACTTGGCTTGGCGCAACACTTGGTCCGTTGGCAATAATATTTGTAATCAAATCAATATTGTTACTAATAATTGAAACATCAGTCGTTGTTCCGACATTTGCTATAACATCAGTAGTTCCGGCATAATTGTCATTTACAAATGAAGTAATTTCTGATTGAATAAATGATCTATTTGCTTGTAATAAATTAAATGCTCTTTGAACGTTAGTGCTTGTCGAGGCCACTAGACTAATTGGAGTCATATCTCCAGTAGCCGCACTTGGTCCAACACTAATAATGTTTAATATATTATCTACTAGTGATTGTACTTCTGTTTCTTCAACACTAGTTGCCGCATAAGATTCAAACACCTGTGTAGCAGTATTGCTTGCGCTAGGAGTTACTGCTTGATTTTGAACTATTAACCCAACAACTTCTCTCAAGTGTTCATATGCTCCTGTTGTCTGAGTATATTCGTTTATTAACACACTTGATGTTGAACTAAATCCATAATAGTAGACACCACTTTGAACTGCTTGTCTATTACCGCCATGTAACAAATCAAAACTAATGCTATCAACAATATATCCTACATCTCGACCACATATTGCTCGGTCATAATTGAAGTTGGCTGTTTTGGTTGCTTCAACATAGGCAACAACTTCTGCTTGTAGGTATGATCTATTTGCCTGTAATAAATTGTATCCTGCTACTGTAGATGTAGTAGTACTTGCTGTACCATTTGGTACAATTAAATCTGTTATGCCACTGGTTCCTGTATTCAAGATACTTAGAATTAAATTAAATTCGTTTGCTACAAATGCTGTGTCAGTTGAAGAAGCAATAGTTGAATTTGGAACTTGTGTAACTGTACTTTGATAACGAATACCTGTTGTATCATCAGTCATTACACGTTGAGCCAATGTCTTCAAATAGTTAATTGCGTTGGTTGTAGTAGTAATTTCACTAGCAATGAATCCGGTATATCCATTTTGATTCCAGTATTGTAATCCAGCAAATGTTGATTGACTATTATTTGCTGTTGGATATAACATATCGTATGATAACGCATCAACAATTAATCCAGTATCTCTACTACATTTTGCCTGTTGGGCAGGTGTGAATGAGAATCCTAAACTTGTAATTTGTTTAACTTCAGTTTGTCTATTTGTTGTGATTAGTGTACCTGTTACAATATCACTGACCAAGGTCTTAATAAAATCGTAAGCCGCAATTGATTGTGGCATTTCGTTTACTAGTATTGTTGCTGTATTGTATCCATAATAGTATACAGCACTCATGATACTTTGACGATTGCCTCCATGTAACAAATCAAATGCTACAGAATTCAAAATGTATCCAACATCTCGAGCGCAGGTCGCTGTATTGTATGAGAATGTAGGATAGGTACTAGCAATATAGGCTAGTGTCATATTTTGAATTGTGCTAATGTTTGAAATGATAGCATTATAAGCATTAACAATATATGTTGCGGTACTTGGAGAACCATTAGGAACGATTAAGTTAGTGACACCAACAGTTCCGCTGTTTAAAATATTTAGAATAGTGTTAAAGTTTTTGTTAACAATTCCTTCTGGTATAGTTCCGCCTGCTGTATTAGCAAATGCCGCTGTTAATCCTTGTACATAAGAAATAGCCGCAGTGGTTGTATTAAATTCATTAGGAATAACAGCACTTGTACTTGTTGTTTGACTCCAATATTGTAAACCAGCAAATGTTGATTGGCTTGTTCCGCCATACAATAAGTCAAACGCTAAACTATCGATAATCAATCCTGTATCACGTGTACAATTATCTGCGTTATATTCAAATGGTCCAGTTTTGGTTGCTTCAACAAAAGCAATTGCCTCTGTTTGAATATAATTTCTATTTGCCTGTAACAATGCGTAAGCATGTTCTATGCCAATATCAGTTGATACACTACCGTTAGGTACAATTAAATCGGTAACACCAGATGTTCCACTTGTAAAGATTTGTGTAATTAAACCAAATTCACTTGCTACTTTGGCTACAGAACTTGTACTACCAGCAGGAAGATTTGAAATTTGAGTTACAGTATTTTGATAACGTGTACCTGTTGTGACACCTTGAATAACTTCTTGAGCCAACTGAGATACGTAGTTAATTGCCGCAGTAGTTGTAGTTAATTCTTTAGAAATACTTCCTGTATAACCAGTGTCTTGATTCCAATATTGTAGACCGGCAAATGTTGATTGTGTACTGCCTGGATATAATAAATCAACAGCAATACTATCAACAATTAATCCGGTATCGCGAGCACATTTAACAGAATTATATTGGAAACTAGTAAATGTTGAGTCAATGTATGCGTTAACTTCTGCTTGAATAAACGCACGGTTGGCTTCGATAGCATTGAACGCATTTATAGCATCAGTACTTGTACTTGGAGTCAAACTAATTGGACTTGGATATGGAGCAACACTTGGGCCATTAAGAATAATATTTGTAATTGTATTGATCTTATCTTGAACTGTGACAATTTCAGCAAGACTTACAGATACTGTGTTTGTATTCTGTGTAGCAGTTGTTTGATAAGTCGGTGTTACAACTTGTCCGTTTAGAATTTGTCCTAACATATTTGAAATATGTTGGTAAGCATATTGAGTTTCAATACGTTGACCTTCAATCGCACTTTCAGTTGTTGAAGGATTGTAATAACTTACAGCCGATTGAACTGCTTGTCTATTACCGCCATGTAACAAGTCAAAACTAATACTGTCAATAATATATCCCACATCTCGATAGCAAGTTGCTTGGTCGTATGTATAATTAAACGCTTGGTCAACCCAAGCAATAGTTTCTGCTTGAATAAACGCACGGTTGGCTTGTAATATATTTGCCGCGGCTTCTGCTGTTTGATCCGTTGTTCTGGTTAAACTGATCGGAGTTAATAAAGCAGTTCCAGTTCCATTTGTAATAATGTTTGTAACTGTGCTAATGATTTTAGCAATCGCTGATGCTTGCGCCGCAGTACTTGTTGTTAAATTTGTTACTGGAGCAACAGTTGTTTGTAATGGTGTGTAACTTCCGCCTTCAACTAATGTTTGAGTTAAACTATTAATAAATGCGTAGGCCGCAACAGTTTGTGTGCTTTCATTTGGAATAGCACTAACGTTTGTATATCCATAATAAGATACACCACTTTGAACTGCTTGTCTATTACCGCCGTGTAATAGGTCAAAACTTATGGAATCTAAAATGTAGCCAGTATCTCTAAAGCAAGTTGCTTGATTATAACTGTAGCCAGATGTTGCGTTAGAATTGACATAGGCAATTGCTTCAGTTAAAATATAATTTCTATTTGCTTGTAATAAAGCATAAGCATTATTAATGCTATTAACTGTGCTAGGTGTAGGATTGTTTGGAACAATCGTATCAGTTACACCGGCAGTACCATTAGCCAATATTCCTAATACTACATTAAAATCTGTTTCTAAGAAATTAACTTCAGACTGTGTTGCTGGTAATAAATTTGTTACCTGAGTAACAGTTGTTTGATAGCGTGTTCCGCTAACATCATTTAAAATAACTTTTTCTGCTAATTCTTTAACGTAGATTATAGCATTAGTTGTAGTGGTCAATTCACCCGGAATAATTGCGTTTGTATTTGTAGATTGATTCCAGTACTGTAATCCAGCAAATGTTGACTGACTGTTGTGTGCTGTTGGATACAATATATCTAAAACAATAGCATCAACAATTAAACCTGTGTCGCGATTACATAAAGTACTATTGTATGTAAATGGTAAGAACTGACTATTGGCGTAAGCAATAACTTCTGCTTGAATAAACGCACGGTTAGCATTTAATATTGTTGCCGCGTGTAATACACTTGCGGTCGATGTTGCTGTAATAGGTAACGGACTTGCGTCAGCCGCAACACTTGGACCATTAGTAATAATATTTGTAATAGTCGATAGATTACGTTGAATTGTTATAACTTCTGCCGCAGTACCTGTGGTTAAATTTGTAATTTGTGTAACAGTATTTTGATAGGTAGTTGTTGAAATACCTTGTACAATATAAGGAACTAACTTACTGATGTAATTGTAAGAGGCTGTTACTTGAGGAATTTCGTTTGACAATACAGTAGTTGTATCATATCCATAATAGTAAGTACCAGATTGAACTGCTTGACGATTGCCGCCATACAATAAATCTATAGATACGCTATCAATAATATATCCAACGTCTCTGTAACATAGTGATTGACTATAAGAAAAACCAGGATGTTGACTTGTAATGTACGCTAGAACTTCAGTTTGAATAAATGCCTTATTTGCTTCTAATAGTGCGTAAGCATTTGTCACGTGACTTGATGTACTTGCTACAATACCATTTGGAATAATTAAATCTGTTACTCCAACTGTGCCAGAAGATAGAATGTTAAGGATAACATTAAAATTGTTAGCGATAGTTGTTGCTTCTGCTGATGTAGCCGCAGGTAAATTTGTAACCTGAGTTACAGTACTTTGATATCTTGTTCCAGTTGTATGTGTAACAACTTGTTGCGCTAGTGTTTGAGCATAAGAAATAGCCGCAGTAGTTGTAGAAATTTCTTCAGGAATATTTCCTGTATAACCACCTTGAGACCAATATTGAATTCCAGCAAAGGTTGATTGACTTGTTCCGCCAAATATTAAATCTTGTACTAACGCATCAACAATCAATCCAGTATCACGATAGCAAAGTGCTTCGTCATAAGCACCGTTAATGTTTTGATTTACCCAAGCCACTGCTTCTGTTTGTAGGTATGTTTTATTTGCCTGTAACAAATTATAAGCATTAATAATATCTGTGCTTGTGCTTGCTATACCATTTGGAATAATTAGATCTGTCACACCAGCAGTACCACTAGTAAGAATAGTTGTAATAACAAAAAAATCATTGGCAACAGCGGCAATTGTTGTTGTACTAATACTTGAAGAAGTTGTTATCTGACTTACAGTATTTTGATAACGAGTACCACTTGTATTATTTGCTAAAATTTGTTGTGCTAATAGTGAAACATAATTAATTGCTTCAGTAGTTGTTGTTATTTCTTTAGGGATATTTCCTGTATAACCTTGCTGATTCCAATATTGTAATCCAGCAAATCCACTTTGACTGTAGCCACCATATAATGTATCAAAAGCAACAGCATCAACAATTAATCCTGTATCGCGATAGCACTTATCGTGATCGTAAGTAAATCCAAAAATTTCTTTATCAACGTAGGCAACAACTTCTTCTTGAATAAATTTTTCGTTTTCGTAAATTAGTTTTGCCGCATTTAATATTCCTTGATCTTGTGTTTTCAAAGAACTATTTTGTACAACAGGAGGAGCCGCCAATTGACCATTTTCAACAATGTTGGCAATGATATTGAAACTGTTTGTTAGACCAGGTTCGGCATGTGCTCCATCAGTATAACTTAAATTAATACTTTGTACAGTACCGGTTTGATAAGTATTAGGTAAAGGTAAATTTTGTACAACATAACTTACAACTTCACCTGCGTATCTAATTGCTTCAGCAGTTTCTACTTGCTGATCAGGAACCATACTTTCTGTAGAAGTAACCGGAACAGTTGTATCAACACTACTTGATAAAACTGAGTAGTAAGCATTACCACAGAAGAATAAATTAAAATATAAATCGTTAGTTGGATCACCTTCGGTTAAATTGATCGGTTGATCAAGTGTTACACTATTAAAGTTAATGTCAACTACTGTTGTTCCTATATTAACATAAGGAACTCCATCAATACCATCATTGCCGTTTTCATCAGTAACATATAATGTATGCCCTACTACAATTCCATCTGTGTTAATACTTGGAATAGAATAAGATCCGGCTGTAATTGTTGAAGTATTTGGAGTTGCTCCTAAGAAACCGGGATAACCTTGGCTGTTTACATAAGGAACACGATTGCCTGTATAATCTATATAAGTAGCAGGCGGAACTACTTCCATAATTAAACCAATGTGCGGACGATTTACCAAATCAGGAATATAAACTTCTACACTTCCGACACTATCTGGCCAATAGCCTAAAGGATAATATTGTCCGTTAGCCACGTTAGTTGGATAAGCAGGATTCCATACAATACCAGAAAAATCTAATCGTCCATAACCTTTAGAAACTAGAGCATAGTTACCAAAGTTGGCGTTAGAGTTTGTAATAGACGCAATACCACCGTTCTCAGTTAGAACACCGATATCACAGAAAATCGTAAACACAGAAACTAACTGTGCGTATCCGTTGTTAAGAATGTGTACGCCAATACCACCTTGATTTAATTGTGTAAACGCATCAAAAACAAATGACTGAATCGGTGAATTTGGTGCTGGAGCATTTCCGTCAACTAGTGCCCCGCCTCCAGATCCTTGAGGATTTAATGCTCTTGCCAATACCCATTCTTCTGGAATATCCTTGTCTTGTACAGGATAAACTGTAGTATAACCAAAATAGATTGTTGAACTTGTTCCGTTAGCAACTGGAGATGAATTTAATGTAACAACATATTGATCTAGACTTGGATATTCTTGAGCAGGGGCGGCTAACACACCATTAGTAATGATGTTTGTAATAATTCCAATTGATTTAGCAATTCCTTCGCTAGCATCGCCGCCACCGGTCAATGATGAATGAATAACTTGAGTCGCTGTAGATAGACGTGTTACCGGAGTGTTAGTAATAATTAATTGGCTTAGTGTATTAATGTAATTAATAGCACCAACTGTTTGTACAATTTCTCCAGGAATGTTACTTACATTACCTTCCCAATAAGAAGTTCCGGCAATTACGCTTTGAATATTTCCGCCAATGATACCGTCAATACTAACTGCGTCAACAATTAAACCAACGTCTCTAAAACATAAAGATTCGTCATATACTAAACTTGGATAATTATGGTTCACCCAGGCAACAACTTCACTTTGAATAAATGATCTATTATCTTGTAATAAGGTTTGTGCGTTAGCAAGATTTGTTAATGTGCTACAAATATTTGTAACAGTCGATGATTGTGTAATATCGTCGGCACTCAATCCAGAGATTGTGTACAAACCCAAGGTCATATCAACTGGAGCAGGAAGTGCTGATAAACCGCCAGCAATAACAGTTGTTATTGTATCAAAAGAATTTGTTAAATTATTGGCAACAATTTCTCCGCCGGTTAACGATAAATTAGTAACTTGTACGGTTGCTGTTTGATATGTACTTGTGTTTATTTCGTTAATAATAATTTTACTTGCCAATGATGCTAAGTGATTAATAGCACCAATGGTTTGTGTTTGTTCATTATTAATGATGCTATATGTGCCACTCCAATATGCGGCACCGGCATCTCTGCTTCTTAAATTTCCACCAAACGCGGCATCTTTTGCTACAGCATTAATAATTAATCCTACATCTCGAGCGCAGGTTGTTTGATCGTATTCAAATGTTGGATATGTAGCAGAAATATAAGCAAGTGCTTCTGCTTGTAAGAAAGGAATATTATCTATTAATAATTGTTGAGCGTTAGCATAACCTGGATTAGCAAGATCATTTACTGCCATTCCAAGAGCAATACTACCTGTACTCATTACTACAGTAAATGTGTTTACGCCTTCAGTAAAACTACCAACACCGGCACCTAATGGAACCTGAACTGTTTGGTTAGGACGGAACATAGTACCGTCAAATAACCAAGGACCAGATTGATTAGTACAGTTTTGAATGTACGGAGAATACTGTACACGAATAGGAGCAGTTAGACTTGGAGGAAACGCTGTACAATAAGCACCAGTTGTATATGTACCAGCACCGCCCGGAGCATAACGTGTTACGCTACCTTTCTTTAAATTTAACATTGCCATTTGGGCAATATAGACACCAGAGTTGACCCAGAATAAATCAACTTCTTTATTCAACGGTTCGATAAAAGTTGTTCTTAAGTCGTCACCAATAACGCAAGTACTTGCCTTTAAAGGAATTGGATTGTCTTCCCAGTAGTGGCCAGATGCAACACGAATTGTTGTTCCTTCTTGGTAGTAAGGCGATTTTACTGCTCCACTAATTGTACGTTTGGCACGACTTGGGTCCATTGCTCGACCGTCATTAGCATCATCACCGTTTTCGTTTACATATAAAACGTTGTTAATAACAGGAGCAGTACCTAATGGATTGTCTCCAGTAACAACAATGTTGCCTTCAATATTTGTATTGCCATTAATTTGTAATTTAGTTTGAGGACTTAAAACAATGTTACCATTGCCTCTATTGTCAATAACAATATCGGCTTGTTGAGTATTAGTAACTGTACTATTAGAAAAACTTAGTTTACCTAATGTGTTAGAATATGTCTGTTTGCCAGTAGCGTCAGACTGTAAAGTATAACCTTCGTTGTTAGTCGGAGCAAGACCAAGGTTTGGTTGTGCTTCATCTAAGCCTAAAAATTTCCAGCGTTCTTCGGTTAACTGACCTGGAGGTGTAACTTTTTTACGTTGACTGACTAGTCTTGGCATTTATAAATCTCTATTAACTATTTGCTGTTTCTAATACACTTAGAACTAATTTTAAATTACCTTGGGTATCATCATTGCTGTAGGCAACAATACTATCTTGACTTTCTACAATTAATTTTCCTGAAATAATCGACCCAGCATCTGCTGGAGGAATACCAAAGTCATAAACTAATTCAGTTGCGACATTTGGTGCTTGTGCGTTATTCCCTTGTGCGTTTGGTAACACCCTAAAATTTCTATAGTGTTGAAAAGTACAAAAGTGTTGATTGTTTTCATCAATATTTGCTACCTGTGCCATTAGGATAATACTTGTAACACCGATAGGTGCTGTATATACCCTCTGGGAGGTTGAGGTTGACAATACCGCAGTTATTGTCCTAAACGTGTTTAATGGGACTAGTGCCATTTTAAAATCTCCTATTATCCGCCAGAATCTGGCTCAACTGCTAAGATGAATGGTGTCATCTCAGCAAATAAACTCTTTTGGAATGTTCTTCCCGATATTACCCCTGTTGCTTGACTTATCACTAATTCTGGACCAATTCGAAAATCTCCGTTTTGATCTGTTGACGTAAAGAACACCTTACCATTATTTAACTCAATTGTTTCTTTGGTCTGCACAGGATCCGCTTTTCCTACTTGAGGCAATGCTCCGTAGTTTGTTCCAGCGCCAACGTATTCAAATAAGTATCCGCTTGCGCTCATGTAACTACGTTGATAGAAATTAACTTTACATCCATCAATAAACAACGTAGGGTCTACAATATTTTCTTCTAAGGTAACAATATGATATGTGCCTGATTTTTCATAATAAGTATTTCCAGCAAGTACAATGCTTGTATTTCCGCCAGATACTAAATCTTCACATACAGCATCAATCATTAATTGTACATCTCGATAGCATTTTAATTGATTATATTGGAACCCAGGATATGTTGCGTTAACGTATGCTGTTACTTCTGCCGCTAAGAAATGTCTATTTGCTTGAAGTAATGCCGCGGCTGATACTGCTCCGCTAGATACAGTTCCAGTTGATGCTAGTACAGGACTTGCTGAAGGACCTTGACTAATAATAGTTGATACAATATTAAATTCATTATCAATAAATGATTGTGCTCCTGCTCCGTCACTTAGAGTTAAATTAATAACTTGTGCGGTAGCAGTTTGATATGTTGTAACAGTAGTGTTAGCAATTACAGCATTAGTTAAAGTCATTAGATGATTAATTGCTGATACTGTTTCTGTTTGTTCTCCGGCAATTTTAATTTGACCAGGAGTAAACGGATCTGCGGCTACCGTACTACTTAATACAGTATAATAAGCATTGCCAGATAGATATAAATTGAAATAATTTGAATTTGTTGGATCACCGGCATTAACCTGTATAGGATTGCTTAATGTAATTGTTTGGTAACTTACTCCAGTAACAGTAGTTCCAGTTGAAACATAATTTGTTCCACTTCCGTTTATAGAAGAATAACCATATTGGTCTCTAATGTTCAACGTTTGTCCAACTGCTATGTCGGTTGTATCAATTCCTGTTATAGTATACGATCCTGCTGTAATTGTCGAAGTATTAGATATAGCAGATAAGAATCCTGAGAATCCTTCTGAATTTACATAAGGAACAGTATCTCCATTATAGTCAATATAATAATCAGGTGGTTCAACTTCCATTACTAACGCAATATGAGGACGCTTTGTAACATCAGGAACAAATATACATACTTGTTGTCTGTATGGGAAGAATCCTTCTGGGTAATCGGTGTTAGTATCCCATGCGGTGTTGAATAAATCGTAGTATGTGTTTGGTGGATTATAAACTGTTCCAATAAATTCTCTAGCACCAAAACCTTCTGCTAACAAACATTGGTCACCAAAGTTACTATTACTGTTTGTAATAGAAGCAATACCGCCGCTTTCACAATGAACAGCAATGTCGGCAAAAATTGTAAACACAGACACTAACTGAGCATATCCGTTATTCATAATATGGATACCGTTACCACCTTGTGTTAGTTGAGTAAACGCATCAAATACAAATGATTGAATTGGAGATTTTAATGAAGGAGCATTACCGTCTACTAGTGCTCCGCCACCCGATCCATGAGGATCTAAACTTCTGTTAGCGTATCCTGCTGATCCCCATTCTTGAGGCATATCATCAATTTGTACAGGATATACACTAGTTTCGCCAATGTAGATTGTATCACTTGTTGTACTAGCAATCGTTACGGTGCTCAATGTTAACACAAATGATGTTAATGTAGAGTTTGTGCTTGGTGGAATATAGTTAGTACCCGAACTAATAACTTTAGAAATCATATCAAAGTTAGTTTGAATTGAAGTTAATGCGGCAACTCCACCTGTTAGTCCTGTATTAATAACTTGAGTAACTGTATTTTGATAATGAGTTGTTGTAGATATATTTTGTACAACAATGCTAGTCAATGTTTTAACAAATTCAACCGCCGCGGCTGTTTGAGGTTGTTCACCTGGAACAAGACTAGTTGCTCCACTCCAATAATTTTGAGCGGCTATAATACTATTAACATTTGATTTGCTCAACATGTCTGTTTCGATAGCATTTAAAATTAGTCCAACATCTCTGTAACATAGTTCTTGATTATAGTTTAAAGAAGGATATGTATGATTTACCCAAGCCACTGTTTCAGTTTGAATAAACGCTTCGTTGGCGTTAATTAATGCGGCGGCATTTTCAATACCGGGCCATGTTGTTAAAATACTTGTAACATCATTAATACGGGCCGCCACTGCTGGAACAGCAATTTCGGCGCCATAATAATTTGTGTTGATATATTGATATGTCGTTCCTTGATAAGAATGAGGAGGAGGACTATTTGTCAATATGTATTGAGAAAGAGTGCTAATGTAATTAAATGCTGCAACTGTGGCTGTAGTTTCTGCTGCCGGTATTATTAATTGATTACCGTTATAATAGGCTAACCCTGCTTGAACCGATTTACTATTTCCACCTAATGTAGCATCATAGGTTACCGCATCAACAACTAGACCTACATCTCGTTTACATGTTGCCGCATCAAAAGAAAGACTTGGGAAATTAGAACTTAGATATCCCATTACCTCTGCTTGAATAAATGAACGATTTTGTTGTAATAAAAATTGTGCGTTAGAATAATTTTTATCAGGATTGCCCACATTGGTAACTAATGTAGCAGGCAAGGTAGGGTCTGTTGAGAACCCAGCACCGTTAATTGTATCACCAATATTAATTGTTTGGATGCTAGCAGAATTTTGATAGAATGTAATAGTTAATGTGTTAGCAGTATAAGTCGAAGTTCCCCATGTATTAGGAATTTGAACTGTATTATTTGGAACAAACATTGTTCCATCAACTAACCAAGGGCCAGATTGATTGGTACAGTTTTGAATATATGGACTGTGATAAACGTCAATCGGGTTAGTTAGGTTAGGAGGAAATGCTACGCAATAAGCACCTGTTTGATAAGAACTTGCTCCACCAGGGGCGTATCTTGTAACTCCAGGACCTCTCTTTAAATTTAAGAAAGTCATCTGGGCAATATATACTCCAGAATTAACCCAGAACAAGTCCTTTGTATTGTTTAGAGGATAGATGAAAGTTGTACGTAAATCATCGCCAATTACACTGGTGTATGGCAGTAACTGAATAGGATTATTTTCGTAATAGTTACCGCTTCGAACTTTAATTACAGTACCCTGTTTATAGTAGGGGCTGTTAACGGCTCCACTAATTGTACGGCAAGCACGACTAGCATCTTCAGCGCGGCCATCATTTTCATCACTACCATCTTCTGTTACATATAAAACGTTACTAACAACTGGTGCTGTTCCAATTGGATTCCCGCCATAAACTCTTATGTCGCCGTTAATTGTAAAACTTTGATTAGGCTTTCCGTTGATCCAAGTCGAAGTTGAACTGTTTGGGAACATAGTAATATTTGTTCCGGTACCAGAATCAATTTTATTTGTTCTAACAGTATCAAAATAACCATTCAACCAATAGGTTGTTGTGCTACCAATACTGTATTTAGAAATAACACTTGAAGCAGTGGTTAGTGTGTTAACTGTTGATGGTAAGAAATCACTAACAACTTCTGCGCCAACATTTAAGGTATCAGTTTGTGTTGAAATACCTAAAACAATATTACCGTCTGCTGTAACATTTCCTGTTGCGTGCAAGTTACCTTGAACAAAAACGTTTGACAACAAATTAATATTTTCACCACCTGCTGGTTGAATATTAAATGGTCCAAGTACTGTAGAAAGTGTTGAACTAGTAACTGTTGCTGTACTTGATGATGTGCTGTTATTAGCACTAGTTAAAATAGCAAGGCCAATTGATGCTGTGCTACCTATAAACTGGTAAGCGTTAATTGTACCTGCGACATCTAATTGGTATTGGGGTGTGCTTGTTTGAATACCTATGCGACCATTTGTTACATCTAAGTATAACAACTGAGTTTCAAACGCAAGATCAACGCCATTACGCAGAAGATTCTGCGCGAGTAGCGGACCCGATATGCGACCTACGGCCATTTACAGTCCCCTTTACCACCGTGTTTCACGGATAACCACCTTACATAGCGGGTTTACCACTGTATGATCGACTGCCAGAACTTCTGGCATCGATGTATTTATTTTATAGTGGAAAAAGCCTTCTGATAGGCTTAAGGGGCGGGTGGGAAGTAACCGTCAAAACCAAGCACAGCGTATACTGGTTTGAAAGGAACTGTTCCATTAAAGTTAATATAAGTTCCAGAAGAGAATGTAAATGTTAGAGATGTTCCGCTAGCAATAGCACCTGTTACTGCCAAACTTGTTCCAATAGCATTTGCCGCTGTAGTAATAGATTGTACAGTTGTTCCTTGTGGAATATTAGAATTTCCGCTAATTGTTTGTCCTACTAAAACGTTAGTTAAAGAATTTAAGTAGATTGTAAATGTACCTGCTGTGGCTAATCTTGCTGTGGTATTTGTTGCCGATGATGCGTTTCCTAAAGTATAGTTTACTCCGGGAATTTGATAAACGTTATCAACATATACCATAACGTTAGCATCACCTTTAGCATAACTAGGAGCGTAATTAACATTCAATGGTCCAAATACTGCTGTCTGATTATTACCAACTCCTAAATTTTGAACAGTTAAACTTGCTGGTTCAACAAGACGCAAATACTTCCAAACAGTAGCAACACGGGCTTCGATCTTATCAACGTCTGTATTATATCGTATTTGACCATTAACTATTTGAGTAGGACGTTCTAATTTTGTACCTGCCGGCAATTCTAAACTATTATTAGAACTTGTAACAATGCGGCCGTCCTCCATTAGAGTTAACTCTACACTGGTAGGCTTATGACGATCTAGCGGTAATCTTTTATAAAATTTCATATTAAGTATTAATGTAACTTACTGTAACTGCGATAGCATTTGAATCTGTGGCTTCAGCAAAAATAGAATCTCCATCGGCTAAGATAAATCTTTCTGTATCAATGCTAAAAGTTTCCCCTGCTGGCATGTCAACAGCATTTAAAACTTGAGCAGTATTGCTTAAAGATACTCCGTTTGGAACCATCCACACACTTATTGATGTATCAACTTGTCCAATATTACAGAACATGATAGTTGTAACCGCAGTTTCTCCAGATGATTGATAAATGTTAGTTGGTGTTCCTGATCCCACCGATACGTTTTGTATTGCCATGTTCTTTCCTTAAAATATTAAACTATATATTAGTGATTTTCTTGCGGCTATCAACTCATCTGTATTTTGTTGATTTGTAAACTGTATTGCTGTTCCACCAATTCCAGTTGACGTTGTCGCATAAATTTTTGTTTCGTTTGTTCCTGCGTTAGGAGGAGTAGTTAGTGCTCCTAGTGTTAACGCACTATTTACAACAACTTCAGCATCCTGTGTTACAAGATATAAATTTGTTGCTGTATAAAAAGGTTGAATAGAACTACCAGCAATTGAAACTCCTGCTAATTGTACGTTATCTGCTCCAATGTTTAATGTTAGATAATCGTCAATAAACATCGCAATTTGTCCAGCGTTTTCTAAACCGTCATCAACAATGTTAATATAACTTGATGTAGTATGGTTTGTTAATCTATGAGCAACTTCTGCTGTTTCAACTTGTGTATTTGCGTAGACATAATCTACGTATGCTTTATTTGGAATGTCATCTTCATCGACAACATTTAATCTGTAATTAAGCGTTCCTTTAACACTTAGTACAGCATTAGCATTATCTTGACCTAAGAAATTTAAACGAGGATTAGTACTTACACCTGGAGCAGTAAAATCGTCTGCGCTGTTTGCTCCAGTTGTATCTAAACGAATTGCTCCAACATACAATGCTGAAGGCATACCTGCGTTTCTTACACCCCAAGAACCCGGATAAGGATTATTTGTTCCGCCTGCTCTCCAATTTATTGTATCATTATAAAAAAGAGTTGCGGCATTTTGATATATTAAACCGTTACTTCCTGTTCCTCTATCAATAACAAGACCACCAACATTTCCATAATTAGGAAGATCATTTGTGATCATACCGTTGCCCGGTTCGTTGTTATTTAGAGTAATAATTTGATCTTGAATAACTACGTTGGTACTAGATACTGTTTCGTTAATACCTTGAACAAGTAAATCACCTGTAATTATTACTTTACCACCGCGATTGTTGGTAATTCCGCCAGAAGTGTCCAGTGTAATAGTTCCGCTAGAAGCGGTTTTTATTTGATAATCACCGGATAATTTAACTACATCAACAGTCATGGAAGTTTCCTTTAGTGATATTTATCAAGAGTAATAGGACAATCTAACGTTGTTTATCATAGCACCAGTCCTATGGGGATATTGCGGGTGACTTCTAAGTCTAATTACTATTCCAAAACTAGAATCTTGTAATATATCAGGAGTTAGGGTAGCACCCCAAAAATTGTTATCTCCGCCGTAAACATTCTTATTAAAGTTAAGAAGATGATTTTCAACATCTTCATCATAATTTGATTGATTTTGCCCAATTATAGAACCATTATAAGTTAGATATATATCACCGTCGCACACTCTACCGTTGCGTACTATATCTAAATTCATCTGTACACCCGACAATGAAGATGGAACATTTGTAATATTAAATCCGGTAAAAACTAATTGAGTAGTTTGAGTTTGTACATCGGTCATATAAGGACCCGGGCCACCTGTACCTGTAATATGGTATAGGTCACTAGCAGTTTGAATAGGAAAACTAGTCCCTCTAAATAAAATCAACGCAGAACTTTCTGGTGCGTTTTGTATAATATTTGTAGGTGTAAAGAATTGTGATTGCGTTGACATAGCATATATTTACCAATAAAAAAGGGCTCCAAAGAGCCCTTAGATGCTTAATATAAAAATTAAGTTGCGTTAACAGTAATACTTACAACTGGACCAGTTGTAGAAGTAAATGCTGAACCTGTTGTCCATTTAGCAATACCACCTACACCAATTGTGCTTGTTCCACCTGTAGTATAATCAGTAGTTACAGTAACTAAAGCAGTACTTGTATTTGTTCTATTAACTAAAACAGCCTTACGACCTGTTAATTTCTTAACAAAATATGTAGCACCACCTACGTCTGTAGCAATAATTTTTGCCTCACCTGCTACTAGCGCATCGTGTGTTGCTAATTTAACACGACCGCGGCCTTGAGCATTTTTAGCAAAATAACTACGTGAACCTTCTTGTTTAATAATTTCAGAAATAACTGCGCTTGAACCTGTTGTTAGGTATGCTGTCATTTGAATACTATTTGGCAATACATCTGCTTGAATCAAACTTGCGTTAAATGTAGCACCAGTACCTACGTCAACGAAAGCAATAGTTCCGTTTGTAATTGTACTAGCGTTTGGTTGTGTCAATGTTAATACTGTTCCATTGATAGCACCAATGTATGTAGCACTAGCATTAATACCTGTACCAATTGCTTTCATACCAACATACAAATTATTAGCATAGTTAACTGTTAGTGTAGTAGTGCTAGCGGCACCATTTGCTGTAACAGTTTGACCAGTTGCTGTCGAAAGTGTTAATGTAGGAACTGTGTTATATCCAGAACCCATGTTAGAAACAGTAACTCCAGTAACAACACCTGAACCGTTAATTGATAAAGTTGTTGTAGCAGTAATACCATCTGCGTTATTTGGAGCAGAAACTGTTAGTTTAGCACCTTGTGAATACAATGTACCTGTACTACTACCGCCATTAATAGTAACTGCAACACCTGCAAATCCTATTACATCTTCTGCTACTTTTCCGCCTCTTGCGAAAAATCTATGTTTTAAGGGACGTCCCATTTGTTTTCTCCTTATGTTGACGTTCTAGGTCTATACGCTGTGGGTACAGCATAAATCGGCCCTATGCCGACTGACCATATATTTAACAAAAAACCCGCCGGAGCGGGTTATTTGTTGTGTTTTACTTTTTAGTAAGAATTATTCAAAACTTACGTTAGCAGAAACAATCGCAACTTTACCTAGGTAGTCAGCGGCGTTACCTAGAGAAGAAGCAGTATTGCTTAACTCTAAATATCCGTAACGTGTTAGGAAGCCAACTACTGGCTCAAATGTTGCTGGATCTAGAACAACACCAGAAGACATTAGAGGAATGTAAGGGCAATAGAACGCTGCAGCATCTGCCTCGCTAGCACCTTTGTAACCAACTAAAATCTGGTTTTGATCGTCTGTATCGCTCTTATAAGCATCAACGTAAACACGTAGGCTGTTATTCAATGTACCAACAAACTTGGTGTTTGTAGGTGCTTCAAATGTACCTTCTGTTGTACGAGCAAATGCTGATGTAGTAGCAGACTGAAGAATTGTCAACGCTTGGTTAGAAACAACTGCCCAGTTTGCAGCACCACGACGTGTACGTTGAGCAATCAAGTTAGCAACACGGTTGATTTGAATTGCCAATGCGGCATGTTCGTCACCAACGAATGTAGCAGTACCTGATACTAAACTTTGGTCATATGTTTGTTCAACACTTGCCAAAGCACGTAGACTTGCTAGAATTTCTTGGTCGATTTCAGCGGTAATTTCTTGCGCTAAAGCGGCCATGATTTCTGCTTCGATATCAATACCTTGTTGTGCTTGAGCATCTTGAGCGGCTTCAAAAGTCCAACGTGCACTTAATTTACGTGACTTGGCTTCTACGGCTGCTTTCAAGATTTGAATGCTCATACGCTTACCTGGTTGACCTTCAAGAACACTTGTAGCGGCTGCTTTTGGTGTTGATGCGTTGTCGTTACCAGAATATGCTTGAGCAATCTTGAATGGGCTCAATGCTTCTTCACCTGCTACAACTTCGTTGCTAGAATCAGCATAACGAACACGTAGAGTATGAATTTGTCCAACTGGACCTGTCATCGGTTGAACGCCAATAATTTCGTTAGCAATAACGGTTGGCATAACACGACGAATAACTGGAAGAATAACACGGTTAAGTGTTGCTACGTTACCAGAACTTGTAGCACCCGCTGTGGCGCTTTCAGCCAAGTACTTGCGAGTGTTCTCTAAGCAAACGCTCATAGAACTCTTACGTGTACCAGATAGGCCTTCAAGCAGAGCGTCTTTGGTCTCTGACCATCTTTCATTTAATAATTGTGACATTTAGTGTCTCCTTGAATTATAATTATTTTAAACCCGCTAATTTGCGGATATCTAAAATGTTATCTAAGCCTACCTCAGGTTGATGCTTAACAGCACGGTCACCGGTTACCTCAGTTCCCTCTGTTAAAGTTTCTTTGGCCGGAGCCTTAGCAACTTTCTTAACATCACCTTCCATTACTGCTGGTAGGTATTTGTCAAACGCAGGACGCAATTTTGGTGTCTGTACAGACTCTAACAATTCTTGCATAACTGCCTTCTTCTCAGCACTTAGTGGTGCCATTAGTTCTGCCATTACTTGACGACGTTCCATCAAATCTTTAGCAATACGAATTTCGCGTTCCTTAGATTCTACTAGTTTGTCTTTAGTTGTAACAACTGCTTTTGCTTCGGCAAGTTCTTGATCTTTCTGCTTAAGAATCTTCATCAGTTTTGCTGTTTCAGATTTCTCATTCAGATAGGAAGTACCATATTCCTGAGCAAATGCCTCAAACAAGCGGCGTCCAAAACTATTACGTCTTGCGCTTTCGATATCTTCTTTGAGTTGACTCATTTCAGATTTCAATTGCTTAGTAATACTTTCTTCAACAACTTTTGCGCTACGTTTGATAAACTGTGCTTTTACTTCATCGAATTTAACTTTTGCTTCGCGAACTAACTTAACTTTCGTTTCGGCTAGATCTTTCTTATCAATAGCAAACTCTTTGATTTCTTTTGCTAGAGCAGTTACAATGAACTGTTCTAACTTAGCAAAATTCTCAGCAACTTTTTGACGGTCACCTTGGAATTCGGCTAATTCTTTTCCTAACTGACGAATGACAAATGATTCTAATACTTTAGAATCTTCTGCCATCTTACGTTGATAAGCAACCTTGGCTTCCACCAATGCCTTTTTATCAGACGCAAGTTCAGCCATTTCTACGGCCAATCTCTCACTAATCATTTTGTCAAGTGCTTCTTCAAGTACACCCTTGTCGTGTGTATATTTCTGAGCAAACTCTTCTCGAAGACTAGCGGTGATTTGGTCGCGGTTTTCTTGAATCTTAGCATCAAAAGCAGTTTGAATTTCAGAACCAACTTGTTCTGACATCACGCCACTTTCAACTAATTGTTTGAATGCGTCCAACATCACTTTCTCCTTATTTTAAGCCTTGAATAATCTTAAGCATTGATTCTTTAAGATATTTTTGGGCTTTCGGATCTTCTTTTACCTCTTGCGCTAATCTCCACGCACCATATCCGCCCTTATTATTCATAAGATGTTCGTATACTGGAGTAGGATAAGCACCTGGGGCACTAGGTTGAGCAACTATATCAACTGTAATAATTTCAAAGTCAGCAACTTCGCCAGTCATGTCGTTAACGTTTCCGCTACCGCGTGAACTAACGCCAAGTTTTACACCGGCTTCAAGCATTGTTTTGATTAGTTGTCCCATCGGGGTAGGAAGAATTTTCATCTTCCCATATCCATTAGGACCGTCCATCCACATCTCTGTAATCATATGGGATACACGATCTAAATTTACTTTTAAATCATCTGGATGATCAACTTCACCTAGTACGCTGTAACCATTAACGATTTGATCATTTAGAGTTTTAACTGCGTTAGCAATTTCGTCTACAGGATAAACACGTTGGTTAGCGTTGCGAACACCACCTTGAATGGCAATACCTTTTAGATAAAGGTTCTTGCCATTCTTTTCATCAGCCTCGTGTAATTCAACACGAGCCTGATCAAAGGTTAAATGTTCTCTTAGATAGGATTGTTGTCTCATCTATTTCTCTAATTAAGCGTTACGGTTAGGTGCGCCTGTGATTGGGCTCTTAACTGCGCCATTGCTAGTTTGACCAGCCTTGTCGCCTGTTCCTGAACCAACTGGACCAGCAGACTTGTTGTTACCTGGGTAACCGCTACCTTGTTTGTTCAATGCAGCACCGTCTTTCATTCCAGATTTAGATGAACTAGAAATGTTCTTTTCAACACCCTTTGTAAATTCACCTTTTGTAGCACCAACTAGTCCACGTGAACCTTTGTCGGCGTTAGGACTTGTACCGCTCATTTCACCAACGCCTGTTCCACCGTTTAGGATGTTACCAGCGTGTGCGCCTGTTGTTGGCTTACCTTTGCCAGAACTAACTGGGCTCTTTGTATCAGATACAGAAGTTTGGCCTGCTAAGTCACCTTTGCCGCCACCTACTGGACCAGGAGTCTTCATTGAACCTGATTTTTCCCAGTCGTTACCAACACGTTCACGGTATTCACGAACTGGTTCAACGTTTTCGAAGTTCATACCTTCGTCGTCTTCCTCTTCGTCATCTTCTTCACCGTCTTCTTCGCCTTCTTCACCGTCATCTTCTTCACCGCTATGAATACCTGGGAATTTTTCTTCCTCATGTTCTTCACCGGCCATCATCTTTTCAAATTCGGCTTTTAATTCTTCTAGAGCGTCTTCTAAGTCGTCGATACGTTCTTCTGTATCGCCTTCACCGCCCATACCTGGCTCTTCTTCACCGCCGAACTCGTCGTCACCGCCGAACTCGTCGTCACCGCCCATATCGTGATCACTTACACCACCGATAAAATCATCGCTAGCGTCACCACCGATTTCAGCGTCTGAACCACCAATTTCAAATGTTGTTTGTTCTTCAACAGACTCATCTTCCTCTTCTTCGGCAGATTCATCCATTTCTTCTTCATCTTCTTCTGCTTCTTCAGCAATTAAATTCTCGTAAATTCCTCGTGACTTCTCAACAATGATTTCGTGGAAAAGTTCATTGGCTTTATCCATTTCTTCATTAACAAGTAAGTCTAAAAGTTGTTCCATCTTTGTAGACATTATAGGTTTCTCCTTAGTATTAGATGCGGCAAGGCTGTCTTATGAGTATATTTACAGCCGTTCGAATATAGTTATGTGAAATAGGCCAAAAACCGGCGGTTTTTGGTAATACCGAAAAAAACTTGAAGTTTTTTGATTGAATTTTTGTTAAAAATATTTAGTTAGTCTCAAAGTGAATTAACTTAACAGTTATTGTGCAGCCGCTTGTTCCGGAGCAGGTTGCTTATACATCGCTTGAATTAATTGTGTTTCTTTAATTTTTTCTTGCTCTCGTGCTTCACTAGCCTTACGTAAATCATGTATCATTCGAAGAGTTAGACGTGTTTTTCTAACATCTTTAGATGTAATAATACTCTTATCGTGGAAAGGATCGTACACAGGATCGTCTTCCAATCCTGCGCTAGTTTCGTTAAAATACATGAATTCGTTGAGTAGCATAACATTATTTACCAATTACATCGGAGGTGCGCCGCCTGGCTCTACTCCGGCACTAGCATCACCGCCCATTGGAGGTGCTCCGCTAGTTTGGTCCATATTTGCTATATCAGGATTCTCGTCGGCTTGTCCAAGACTATCCATATCACTAGAAGCCCCGCTTGAACTAATTCCTGCTGAACGTAATTCTGCGGCCGCTGTAGCATTTTCTCGTCCTAGGCCATTTTCTTCTTGCCATAGACGTTCGTTTTCTGCCATCTCTTCTTGTGTTAGACCTAAGAAGCGTTTAAGGGCAAAACGTTTACTCATATGTGGAACTTCGGCAAGACTTGCGTATGTGTTTACACGGGCTGTATCCATTTCTGCTTGACGATATGAAGCAAAGTTTTGCGGAGGATTAAATTTTAAATCAAACAAGTTAGGGTCAAAGTTAATGCCCTTTTCACGCATATACAATTTAAATTCTGTATCAAACGTTTCGTTCATTAAACTTTGTAGTCGTTCACAGTACTTGTTGAATCGGAGTTCTTGTATGTACGCTGTACCAACTCTACCGTCGTTGAAATTACTGCCCCCGTCGTCAGTGCCAGTAGGCAAATAACTGGAAGGGATACGTAATGCTCTAAAAAGTTTATTTGTAAAATATCGTAAATCATCAATTTCTCCTAGGTTCTGACCACCTTGAAGGATTTCAACCTTTGATCCACGACCTTCTGATGTTTGTGGGAAAAAGTAGTCTTCATTAATACTTAGCGGATTATAAGATGAATCAATAACACTGGCTCCGCCTCCTGTGACAGAAGGAATGCGTCGTTGATTAACTTCATTTTTAACACGCTCAACAAAAGACATAGCAAGGTGACTTGGCATATTACCCACGTCAATATAAAAAACACGTCTTTCAGGAGCACGTTGTACACGGTAGATAATAATAGCATCTTCTAATAGTTCCTTTTGTTTATAAACTTTAAAAATACTTTCCATGATACTATTACCAAATGGAAAATTATTATCAAGTCCTTCACTTAATGAAAGGTGTACTACGTGTTTAGCATCAATAGCATGTTCGTTTTGTGTTTTATTAAATCTACTTGCTGTAGATTGAGGATACATACCTACCATACCGCGTTGCTGTGCTCCGCCAGTACCGTATACTTGTCCACCAGGTAGAGCATTTTGTCCGCCCGGATTAATCATTGTTGCGCTTAGTGCTTGAAAATTAATGTTCAAGTCACGAATAATGTATTGTTCAGGCTTCTTACCTTCGCTTTCGTTGACAATAATACGGTCAACTTTGCTTGGATCTACATACATCCATGCTAGTGTTTCTGGATCGCGAATAAAGAAACTATCGCCAAATTTGAAATTGTTACGAACAATTTTAAAGATACGATTTGTAAATTTGTTTAGTTTTGTCCACTGCTGTAAGTACTTAGAGATAACTTTTATCTCAGTTTGTGTGGCTTGATCTTTAAAGAAAATTTCAAATGGTGTGCCGTTCTCTTCGTTTGTTTGCGAACAAAACTCAGCAAGGATATCTAAAGCCGCATTGACTTCAGAGTCGCTATCCATTGTGTCGTATTGTTGATATCGTTCTAATCTGTTTGGATGTCCAGAGTATACATCTGGCAAATAACTAGAGTAATTTGAACGACTTGCGCCACCGCCGGATCCAGAACCACTGATAGGGCTTAGTTGCCCTGATGGTGTCGATACGGGTGTAAAATATTTTTTCCAACTCATATATTATGTCTTTAAAAGGTTACCATTTAATGCTCTAATAGCATCAAGCATTCTACGTTCATACTCCGCCATTGTCTTCAAGATAGTAACAACGTCTTTGTTATTTAAGTCAATAGCAGGGGTCTCCTTAATTTCCGGAGCCTTCTTAGTATCTAGAGCAGTAGTTGATTTGGTGTCTTTAGCGGTATCTTTTTGTGCGTTTGGTCCTGCTGATTTCCATTCATTTGGAGGATTTTTTAGTAGGTCATTTACTTTTCCTACCATGTCTTTAGGAACTTGATTTATACTATTTTTGCCAGTATATACACTATAAGCCCAATCTTTAGCAACTTTATCAATTGCTTCTTGTGTATTGGCGGCCGCTGCCTGTGTTTTGTTAGGTTGTTGGGAAGCAGTCGGTGTTGAAGCCGATGTGTCTTTGCCTGCGCTGTCTTTCTTACTAGAGAATAAATCTAATATACCGCTGGCAATATTTTTAATACCGCTAATAACTCCGTCTAAAATACCAGATATAGCATCTTTCAAACCTTGCCACCCATCGGCAAATATCTTAACAATCTTTTCAGGAAGACTCTTGAACCAATTAATAATACTGTCTAAAAATTTCTTAGTCCACAGTTTAATATCTTCCCACATCTTAGGCCAGCCTTGGCTAATCCAGTCGACAAATTTTACAGCCACATCAATGGCTGAACTAACGGCATCAATTAAGAAACCAAGTGTGTCACCTAAAATTCCAAACACATCCATGATACCGTCAATGATAGCAGTACCTACAGGCCCTTGGACAATTTCAAGAACAACACCTGTTATCTTTTTAAGAAGGTCTACAAATTTTCCAAATGCTTCCTTGAGTTTTTGGAACCCTTCGCTCATTAGAATCTTTTTAATTATTTCTCCAACAGATGCTGCAATGTCTCCTAGTATTTCAAAAAGTTTTTTCAATCCATCTGATAATGCTTTTCCTACACCCGCTCCACTTGGTCCACCTCCGCCAAAGGCAAAAGAGATACCGTCCATGATAGAACCCAATGCTTCTTTAAATTTAATAAGCATTCCGCCGAATGACTTGCCTATACCTTTAAAGTCCATAGCACCCATTAGATCGTGAACAAACTCTAATATAGGTTTAAAGAAGCCCACAATATTGTCTTTAAGAGATTTAAAACTTATTCCACCGCTTCCACCAAAAGCGTCGGCAATGCCACCAAAAAAATCTTTAAATGGTTTTATAATATCATCGACTCTGATACCGCCAAACAATGTTTCAAAGGCAGGAATAATAGTTTGATCTAAAAGTTTTGTACCAAAGTCTAGACCAATTTCAAAAAACTTTGTAAACACTTCAACAATTTTTACAACAACAGGGAATAGTTTTGCCAGTGCAGCATTAAGTCTATCCATTAAGCCTGCTTGATATTTTGCTCTTGCTTCTGCTTGAGCCGCTTTACCTGCTTCGCTCTTCTTACGCTTTTCTTGCTCTGCTGTAATTGCTTCTTGTTGTTTTTGTGCGTCTGCTTCAGTTTTAATACCTTGTCGATCTAACTGTGCTTTAGTTTGAAGTCCGTTGTTAACAACTCCTTGTACAGCATTAGCCTTGTCTCCCATAGAGATAGCCGCCGCAGTGGTTTCTCCTAGATCATCTATAGCGTTTTTAGCCGCTATCTGACCTTTAATACCATTTTGAACAATTTTGTTTTCAGATTCTTTGTAGGTGCTGTTGTCTTTAACAATGGCCGCGTTATCTTGAACTGCTGCATTGGCTTCTGGCATCATAGCCGCAAATGTTTGTGCTTCTTTGGTCATAGGAGGCAACCCTAATAACGTAGAATTAAGAGCATCGGCTGCACCTTGACCGCCTGTACGTAAGGCATTAGACAATGCCTTTTCATATTTGTCTTTTTGATCTTGTGTCATGGTTGCTAACTTGGCCTGAACTGCCGCATTAGCACTAGCACGTTTCATTTCGTCTTCTTTTTGTTTTCTACTCTTACCTTCAAGTTGAGCCGACATGTCCATTTCAGTAGCAAAGGCCGCAACCGATTGTTCCATGCGTTTCTGATCTCGCAGTTGATCAGCACTAAGTCCTCCGACTACAGTTGCGTAAGATCCTAACAAACCATTTACTTCAGTTAGACTGTAACCTAGACCTAACAAGCCTTGACCAACTTCACCTTTGATCAAGTCTGTATTAAACTTGACTAATTTTTTGGCTCCGTCATCTGCGCTCATACCCAATTTGATTAGTGCCGGACCATTTTCTTTCATGCTGGCTGCAAACTCACTCATGCTTAGACCGGTACCCATTGCCGCTTTTCTAACTTCAGTTAGGCTTCCACCAAATGCCGCACCGGCATCTGTAATCTGTTGATAGGTATGTAAATTTGCTTCTAATTTTTTTAACTGAAAACTTTCTGCTTGGGCAATCATTCCCAAGATACCAGGTAGTCCACTTAGAGAATCAGCAAATGAAGATAACTTACCGCTACCATCAATAGCAGTTTGTGATAATTGTTTTTGTGCTTCCCATACACCTTTACCAGTTGCTGATATAGCACTAAACGCTGTTGATGCTAGACCAATTGCTCCATGTAAGGTACTGCCTAATGCTCCAGAAACGGCATTGATAGATTTACCAAATATGCCCATTTCTCTATTAGGAGGTTGACTTCCTGCTCCGCCGCCCCCAGCACCTGCTCCGCCGCCCCCACTACCTGAAGATAGTTTAGCCGCTAGTTGTCGTAGGACAGCAGTTTGCTCTTGATTACTGGCTAGCAGTTCTGATAACGTGGCTTCGGATGCGCCGTTCATATGTAAAAACCCTGGTTATATGCTAATATAAATAAAGATACTTAGACATAGTTTATTTATTGGAGAAAAAGAATGGCCAATTTTAAGGCACCGTTAAAACAGAACCCGTTGATGCAATATATGCGTCAACCAAAAATTTATATTAAATTGCCCAGCGGTGGAGCATTCTGGGATCCAGGTACAATTACTATTCCTGAAAATAAAGAACTGCCAGTCTACTCAATGACTGCTAAAGATGAGTTAACTTTTAAAACTCCTGATGCTCTTATGAACGGGCAAGGTGTTGTGGAAGTTATTCAAAGTTGTATTCCTAATATTAAGAACGCTTGGAAGATTCCTACAATCGACCTAGATGTTATCTTAATTGCTATTCGTATTGCTACATACGGATCAGACATGGAAATTACACACATGGTTCCTAATACTTCTATACAAGTAGACCACGTGGTTAATCTTACAACCTGTATGGATCAGATCTATAGCAGAACAGCATGGAGCGAAGAAGTTGTTATTAACGACCAAATTACATGTTATGTACGTCCTTTGACATACGAACACATGACTAAAACAAGTCTTAAAACATTCGAAGCACAAAAGATAATGACTGTTATCAATGATGATAAAATCGAAGATGAAGAAAAATTAAGGCTCTTTAATAAGAGTTTTAACAATATGACAGATATTACTGTAGCACTGATCGCGGACAGTATCTACGCAATTAAAACGCCAGAAATGGTAGTTGAAGATCCAAAATTCATACACGAATTTGTACAAAATGCCGATAAAGATGTGTTTAACGCAATACAACAACGGTTGAACGATCTTAAAACACAGAACGGACTTGCTCCTATGGTAGTTAACTCAACTCCTGAGCAGATCGAAGCAGGTGCTCCTGCTACGTATGAAGTTCCAATTGGGTTCGATAACGCAAATTTTTTCGCCAGCGCCTCTTAATTCTGTCTGACGAAGAGATCGCTGACTATCTTAAAAGTCTAGACGACGAAGCCTCCGATCTTAAAAGAAGCCTATTTAGGCTCTGTTGGTATATGCGAGGGGGAGTTACCATTGCTGAAGCGTGGGCATTGGACTACGAAAGTCGTGCTATGATAAACGACCTTATTAAAGAAAATCTAGAAACTACAAAAGAAAGCGGATTGCCTTTCTTTTAAATCATTATTCCTAAGAATTTACTTTCAAATTGGAATTCTTCGCCTAGGGTTCCTGTTTTGATAGCGCCAGTTATGCCCTTACCTGCTTCGCGATCTGCTTTAGATTTTGCCAAAGCGGCTTTACGATTAGCAAACTTGTCTGATTTTCCACCATCAACTACCGTAGGAGTAGGCATTTGACCCTGTGCGTTAGGAGGATTCATTTTAGAACGTATAGCGTTCTTGGTGTTATTGTAACTTTGTTTTGTAGCATCAATAAAGTTTCCAGCGTGTCCTACTACATTTCCTGCGGCTGTTCCAACTGCGTTACCAACTTTGGCTCCAATTCCTGGTCCATTGTCCTGTGGTGCTTTCTGTTGTTGGCCAACATTTGCCTGCTGATTGTTAGGTTGTTGGCCAACATTTGCCTGCTGATTGTTAGGTTGTTGGCCAACATTTGCCTGCTGATTGTTAGGTTGTTGGCCACCTGCTTGTTTACCAGATTGCTTTAGTTGAGCCTTTAATTGATTTAATTCTTGAGTCTTTTGCTGAATTAGTTGCTGTAATTGTTGTGGGTTTTGCTGTTGCTGTCCACCTGCTTGATTACCTTTGTTACCTCTTAGACCATTCATGAATGATCCAACAGCACCCGGTTGTTGTCCACCTTGCGGTGCTTGCTGTTGATTTCCAGAAGATGGACCACCACCGATAGTATCTACACCCGCATTGTATCCCTTTTTAATTGCTCGTCCAAGCCCTTGTGGTACTGATGCGATTGCGCCAATTCCTTGACCTACAGCACCAATGCCTTTACCAACTGCTCCTGCAGCACCTTTAACTTTGTCCCAAACAGGACCTTCATCTAATTCACTTGATTCTACAAGGACTTCAGCAATTCTCATTATTAACTCCTAATTGGAAAATGTATCAGTTATTTATAAACGAACGCAGTTCGTTTGCTCTTTCGCTTACGCTCAGAGCATTTTTCTTTTATCTGAAAGTGTTAAATGATGAACTATAAACACGAAGTGTTAAACTTTATGTAGATTGTTTAGTCAGACGGAACCGTTTTGAGCGGTTCCGGTCCTCTTTATGTGAGTTATCTCAGCCAAGACTTGTGGAAGTAGGTATTTTATACACCGTATGCTAAAGGACTCTGTGCTTTTCCTTCCTACCACGACTCGCTAATTGCGTTCTAAACCTCGTTCCTAGTGTTTAGATGTTTATAGCCGGTGTTTTCGTATGCTAACAATTCATACTATATCGATACGTTGGGCGTATGGTTCGAACCCTCAGACTCACTTCCGATTTTTCAGGATACTAGGATCTACCTAGGGGAGTGTCTCAATATGTTACGTGTCCGGTTTATTCCCCGGTTTTTCCACAGCGGTATTACAAACTGGCCCGCCAACCTTAAGTGTTAGATTAAAATATGCCTTTGGGAAGCCAACGAATGAATTTATTATTACAAGTCATACAGACTAATTTGCTGGCATGTGGTCCTGATTCCATTTTAATAATGTTTAAATCATGATCCTCATGAACACCTAATTGTATTTCCTTATTCAATAATCTTTGTTTTCTTTCGTTCTTCTGTGCCTGCCGATCATGCCAACCTTTATCGAATCCTTCTTTTGGATTTGTCCAATATTCAGAATTCAATGAACTTCTTACGGGTTCTCTGTCCCATTTAAGTTTAGTCATGATCTTATTTTTTTAATATATGTGAGCCATGGACACGGACTTGGATATGTCCGTTATAATAATTGTCTGATTCTAATACTTTGCGGTCGAATTGTTCGCGGGCCTCAATGTAGGAGCATTCTGCTTTTGATTTACAATAATATAATATTTCGCGTGTGAAGTTTTCTTTGCCTAGTGTGTCTATATCTGCTGTTAGATTTGGACTTGAGCCATAATATTCTTGCCAGTCGGAGTCAATCTTACTCCTAATCTTCTTTTTCTTCTTTGTGCCGTTCTTTAACTTTACAGTCTTGTAGGTCGTTTTACTAAATTTTGCTAATTTTTTGCCAATATACATCCTACCCGAGACTGTATTTGTAATTAGATATACAAATCCAACACAGTCTTCGGGGAGTTCTTCAACTAAATTGCCTTGATAAGTCCAAGTCATCCAATGAACCAGGTATTTTTTATTTTTGAATACCTGAGCATAAAAGATTTTGTTCCTAATCTAAAAATAAAACCAGAACTACTTTTATCAGATAACCTGTAAAAGTTAAATCCGTTATGTAACGCCTGGCCTTCTTCTCTTAGATAGAACATTACTTTGTAGCCTTTACCTCTTTGCGGGCATTTTTAGTTTCTGTAATTTCATTGCGGCGAACTTTGATTAGTTTGCCCAATTCTGCTAGAGCCTTGCGTGAGCGTGTACCAGCGGCGCTGTTACCTTTTTCGAATTTTGTATCTTCTGCTTCCCATGCGGCAACTGCGTCTTTGATTGCTTGAATTGTATCACTCATCTTTATTTCCTTTTCTTAATTTTTGTAGGTTATGAAAGTTCTCTTTAGTCTCTTCATTAATTTGATTTTGAATACGCTGAACTTCTCTCATCCATTCGGGAGAAATGTCCCTTATTTTTTTTAATACTCTTCGTAATCTTAAAGTAGTAACTCGGTTTTGTCTCCGCTCATACTCTAAATGGGCGTTATGTAGTTCTAACAATAACGCCATAAAATTACTATGGTATTCTCTATACTTGTTTAGTCTCATTTCTCAACATAGTCGACTGAATTTGAATAACTGGTAAATCCGTTTTCTTTAATAACTTTGAGTACGTTGTTCACACGTCCGATTAATTCGTCCTTGTGACTAATCAAGTAAATATTTTTGTTGCGTTCACGTGCCATCTTTTTAAGTACAGCAAGTCCTGCTTCAACACCTGCGGAATCCATACCAGCATCGATCAGTTCGTCGATGAATAATAAATTAATATGCTTGTATAAATTTTCCCAAACATCTCTAAATGCCCAAGACAAACTTAATATTAGTCGATTTCGTTCTCCCCTACTTAGATTGTCAAAGTCTAGATCTTGCCCTAATTGTGTTATTTCGACATTCAGGTCGTTCAGGAATACAACTTTATGCGGGAGTCCCATCTTATCGATGTAATAACCCAAACGTTTGTTAAGGTATGTTAAATTTTGATCAATAATCTTTTTACGGATAAAAGAATCTTTGCTTGTTAACAGTTTCAATAAAAACTCTTGATGATCTTTCATCTTGGTTAATTCATTAACTGTGTTCCAATCAACTTCTTGAAGAGCAGTATTTTGCAATTCAGTAATTTGTTCTTGATAAGGATTTACTTCTTCAATTTTTTGCCTTAGTGTTCTTTCAAGACTGGACAAATTATTTTTATGTCCTAACGCTTCGGCTTCAGTTTCGTAAAATGTTTCTGGTCGACGTCCTAGTTCGCCGATATTATTAATAGATTTAACAATAGATTTAAGATCTGATGTAACTTTGTTTAAGTACAACATACTTTCTTCTAAATCTTTTTGTGATTTAGTTAACATTTCTTCATGTTTATGATCATGTAACTCTTGTTCACAACTAGGACAAGTTTTACTATCAAGCGTATCGATATCTTTCTTGTATTTGTTTACAGTTTTATCTGCTTGTATTTTTGCAGACTCTAATGTAGCCTTTTGTTTGTTAAGATCTTTTAGTTTACTTGTGTTATCTACCCAAGTTTGTACTGCTTTATGTAAAGTAAGTTCTTTTTCAATGTCAACAGATTCTAAATTAACAATGGCATTGCCTAGACTTTCAATCTCTTGTTGATTTTTATTGTCCCATGCGTTACTTTTTAGTTGAAGTTGATCAATACTCTTTTGAACATTGTCGTTGGCAGTTTTAATACCTTCAATTTTAAAAGTTTCTGATTGAATACTGTCCTTAACTATTTTAATTTGACCTTTAAGCAGTTCAGATTTTTCACTTAGTAGTGTAATACCTAATAGTTGTTCGATAACTTCACGCTGATCATTTGCCTTCATGCTTAAGAACGGCTCTGTATAAGTGTTTAACGCAACCAAATGCTTAAACATAGTATGACTCATACCTAGTAAGTGTTCAACAGCCTTTTGTGTTTCTCGAGAATCACCTTGACTGTCATCTTCGTCTTTGGCCTTTTGCTCTTCATCGTTGACAAATAACTTGAGTACATTGGGTTTACGACCGCGTTCTATGCGATACTTAACACCATTTACATCAAATTCAATTGTAACCAACATGGCTTTGCTATTTGTTTTGTTGATTAAGTTTTCTCTTTTAATATTTGTTAGTGCTTGGCCGTAAAGTCCATAACTTAAAGCATTAACAATAGTAGTCTTACCTGTACCATTACGTGAGCCAGAGTCATCTCCGCCCAAGTCTAGGTTCTCTCCGAGTACTAGTGTTAAATGCTCTTTGTCAAAGTCCACTGCTTGGGTCTGTTGACCCACACTCATGAAGTTTTTTACTGTTATTGATTTTATGTTAAACATTCAGGTTATTGTAGATATCAAGTAAAAGGGTTTTATCAAACTGTTCTGAATCAATGTTGACTAATTGTTCGGTAACAATCTGATCAACACTTTCAAATTTTGTTTCTAATGCGTCATCGACTAAACCATCTAGGTTAGTTTTTTCTTGTATTAGACTGACTTCTCGTATGTCGTACTCAGTAACAAACGTTTCTTTAATATAGTTTGCTTCTTCAAAAGTAATATCAATATCAAGATTAACTTTGAGATACATCTTACTCTTCATAATAGAGTCTTTTTGGTCAATTAGTTGACTTAATTTAACTGTACGGAACTTAGGAGCGTCTGGCCAAGCCGTAAATTCTGGCTTGCCTCCCCATTCTAGAATCATCATGCCTCGATCATCATCCCATGTATCAGCAAAGTTATGAGGGAAAGCGTTTCCAATATAAACAATCTTATCACGTTGTTGTCGTTTATGGAAGTGCCCACTGAATACATAGTCTTGATGTTTGAAGTGAACAGCCTGTAACTCGCCGTTGTCTGGCATTTGTACCATTGCGTTCATGTAAAACAATGGCAATTCAAAGTGACCAAACATATATTTGCTTTTTACATTGCCTATGGTCTTCCATTCATCACCGACTAACCAAGGAACTAATGTTACGTCTCCGATAGTGGTTACTGTTTCAACTACAGTGACACCTGGAATATGTCTTCCAAACGATGAACTGTGGATATCACGTTTATCTTTATAAAACAAATCGTGGTTTCCAGGAAACCAAAAGAACTGTTCAAATGCGGCACCTAGTTTTTCTAAGCATCGCATACTGGTATCAAGTGTTATTAGGTTGATTGAATTTCGATTATGATGCCAATCACCTAAGAATATACAAGTCTCACA